CGTCTAGCCGCTGGGTTCTGTCCGAGATTGAGGATTGGGTGAGCAGCAGACCGAGGGGGAAGGATCTATGATTGACAACTCACTCCTGATCTTGGGGCCTCCGGGCTGCGGTAAGACCTATCGTTTGATCCAAGAGATTAAAACTGCGCTTGCCAACGGCACTCACCCGTCCCGCATCGGCGTTATTTCGTTCACCCGCAAGGCTATCGAAGAGATGGTTTCCCGTGCCTGTGCCGAGTTTGGCCTGACCCCCAAGGACTTCCCGAACATGCGGACCAGCCACTCGTTCGGGTTCAACGGATTGGGTCTTCAGAAGCAGGACGTTCTAAGCACCGAGGACTATGCTGATCTAGGTGATAAGATAGGTTTGACCTTTGAGGGGGACGACAGGACCAGCATTGATGACGGTGTATCCATGCCCACCATTGGTGGATCGGGGTCCCAGTACCTCCAGCTAGAGCACCGCGCTCGGTATCGGATGGTTACATTGGAGCAAGAGTTCAACAAGGAGGGGAACAGGGATTTGTTCTACCCCAAGTTGGTTCAACTTCACGAGCAGATGAACGAGTACAAGTCGGTGATGGGCAAGTATGATTTCGTTGACATGATCGAGAAGTACATCGACATCGGTGATCCCCCTGGCTTGGACTATCTGTTTATTGACGAGGCTCAAGACTTCACGCCTTTGCAGTGGGAGATGGCGAAGAAGATTGCTGAACGGGCAGACAGGGTAATCATCGCGGGGGACGACGATCAAGCCGTCCACCGTTGGACCGGAGTTGAGGTTGATCTGTTCATCCAATCCTCGGACCAAGTCGAAAGGCTTACTCAGTCTTACCGCATCCCAAGGTCTGTGCACCGTCTGGCTAACACCATCTCACGGCGCATCCCTGGAAGATTGCTGAAAGAGTTCCAGCCCCGTGAAGAAGAGGGCTTGGTTGATTACGTCTACCATCTGGAAGATATCCCCGTGAACGAGGGGTCATGGACCGTGATGGCGCGGACAAACTATCAGGTTCGAGAGCTCGCCAAATGGTTTCGGGGTTCTGGGTTTAAGTTTTCCATGAAGGGCTATGCTAGTATCTCAGAGAAGTTAGTCGGGAACATCCTAGCGTGGGAGGATCTGTGCCAAGACAAGACGATAGGGTTGCAGCGGCTGCGCCAGTTGTACACTGCGCTACCCAAGCAGGGGGAGGATGCTGCGCTAAGGCGGGGCGCGACCAAACTGCTGGATGCAATACATCCGGAAGCCGAGGTTGGGATGCAACAACTGCTAGTGGATTACGGGTTGCTAAAAGGAGCGGAGATTTCTGCTTATGACGTACTCAGGGTCAGTGTATCTGAGCGCAACTACATCGATGCGATCCAGCGCAGGGGCGAGGACCTTCTGTCTCCGCCTCGGATCAAACTGTCCACGTTCCATGCGATGAAGGGCGGCGAGGACGACAACTGCATTGTATATACAGCGTCCACTAAGGCATGCGTTGAGTCTCGATACCAAGAGGATGAGCACCGTGCGTTCTACGTTGGCGTAACCAGAGCTCGACACACGCTCTACATATTACAAACCGATAACAAATACAGGTACTCGCTATGAATAAAAGGTTGGTAACTTATCCGTTCAAAAGGGAGACTCAGATGAAAATAACTAGAAAAATGGAAATCGATGCCGAGGCGGCAATCTTCTCTAATAAACACCCCAAGGTTACCGAACTGTTTGTTCGGTTCACTACAGATATTATTAACCGAGGGTTCAAGCACTACTCAGTCAGTGCTATTTTTGAGCGCATCCGCTGGGAGACAGACCAAGCAGATGTAGATGGCAAGTCTACGTTTAAGCTAAACAACAACTACCGTGCTTGGTATGCTCGTAGTTTTATGGAGCATAACCCAGAACATGCAGGGTTTTTTAGAACCAGATACCGTGTGAGTGCGGGTCAAGACGCATTAGGTTTTCCAGAACTTACTCCCGAGGATTTTGAATATGAAGCGTGATAAGGTTTTAGACACAGCAAAAGAACTGATCAATGGACAGAGGGCCAAGGACTACGGGGATGCGTTCGAGAACTTCTCCCGCATAGCCACGGGCTGGAACGCTATTATCAAAGAGGCTATGGTAACCCACGGTCATGTGACCGAGCGGCACGTTGCGCTGATGATGGATTGGTTGAAGACAGCAAGGCTCCTTAACGACCTCGACAAAGAAGACTCATGGGTGGACAAGTGCGGATACAGTGCCTTGGGTTCAGAGTTTACTGACCAAGAGAAAGAGATACAGAGTCGGTTGGATAACTATTTGAAGAAAGATACCTGATGCCAGAGAACTTATTTGGAAGCGACCTGCACCACCAGTTCAAGGGCGAGATGGATTTGATCGACTCTGACTGGAACATCCCCGAGTACCCAGACCTGACAGGTTACAAAGAAGTGGCCGTTGATCTGGAAACCAAGGACCCGAACATCAAGACGCTAGGCCCAGGTTGGGCTAGGAAAGACGGGCACATTATCGGGATTGCTGTCGCAGCGGGTGAGTACAAGGGCTACTTCCCTATCCGACACGAGAATGGACACAACCTGGATCCAAGGATCACGTTGAAGTGGCTGAAGAAGCAGATGGCTGTCCCTGAGATGGACGTAATCATGCACAACGCAACCTACGATGCGGGTTGGATGCGGGCCGAGGGCGTAGAGATCAAGGGTCGGATGATCGACACCATGATTACAGGCGCTCTGGTGGATGAGAACCGCTGGTCCTTTGGCCTTGATGCGATGGCCCGAGACTATGCTGGGATACGCAAAGACGAGAAGATGTTGAAGGCAGCGGCAGCGGCGTGGGGCATCGATCCCAAGGCAGATATGTGGCAGTTGCCCCCGATGTATGTTGGGGCCTATGCAGAGCGCGATGCGGTAGCCACATTGAAACTCTGGCAGGCCCTGAAAATCCAGTTGGATGAGCAGAAGCTGTGGGACATCTGGAACACTGAAACCAAACTAATCCCTTGCTTGTTGGACATGCGAAGCAACGGGGTGCGCGTTGATCTGGACAAGGCTGATCGGAATAAGAAGCTGATCCGCAAGAAGTCGAAAGAGATGCGTCTGCAGATCGAGAAAGAAGCGGGCCTTGAGGTAGATATCTGGGCCTCTGCGTCCATCGCTAAGATGTTTGACAAGCTTGGCCTTGAGTACCCAAGGACCGAGAGGGGTGCGCCATCGTTTAACAAAGCGTATCTGAACAACCATCCGTCCGAGATATGCCAGAAGCTGGTCAAGCTGCGCGAGTTTGACAAGGCTGACAGCACGTTCATCGACAGCATCCTGCGGCACGAGACTAACGGGCGCATCCACACGGAGCTCCACTCCACTCGCAGGGATGAGGGGGGAACGGTCACGGGTAGATTCTCCTCTTCGAACCCCAACCTCCAGCAGATTCCGGCACGGGACAAGGACATCAAGAAGCTAATCCGTGGGCTGTTCATCCCAGAAGAAGGGTACAAGTGGGGATCGTTCGATTATTCTAGCCAAGAACCAAGATTGCTCGTACACTTCGCCGCCAGCGTTGGGGAAATCCAAGGCCAAGACATGCTTGCGGACATTGTCCACCAGTACAACACCGCAGATGTAGACCTCCACCAGATTGTTGCTGACCTAGCTGGGATCAAGCGCAAGGAAGCAAAGGCCGTGAACCTCGGTATTATGTACGGCATGGGCGTGGCAAAGCTAGCGGATCAACTGGGCGTTGATCCAGATGAGGCGAAGAAATTACTACGACAGCACCGTGAGATGGTGCCGTTTGTTAAAGCCCTAGCCGAGATGGCCTCTCGTAGGGCCGCGCATTCAGGGCAAATCCGGACGGTGTTGGGTCGGCTGTGCCGCTTCCACCTCTGGGAGCCCACGACTTTCGGGGCAGGCAAGCCCCTGCCACACGAGGATGCGTTGAAAGAGTATGCGGGAGTTAACGGCATGGGTATTCGCCGCGCCTTCACATACAAAGCACTCAACCGTTTGATCCAAGGATCGGCGGCGGACCAAACCAAGAGGGCCATGCTCGATTGTTACAGCGAGGGATATACT